AGAATTTGAAGAATTAGGATTTGTTATCAATCATGATCTTTTAAAGAAATATATGTTACACTTTACATATAAAGGATATTTTGTAGATTATCATAAAAAAACTAATGTGGTTATTATTAAAATTAAAAGCTTTTTTGATAAACATTATAAAACCATTTATAGTGAAATACTTAGAGATAAAAAAGAATTTATAAATTATATAAATGAATTATGAAATTAATTAAACTACCAATAAAATTTTATAAAGAAGCAGATAAAGATGAACTTGAACTAATTAAGTTAGGATTATCTAGTAAAGAAACTGAATATGAAGATGGTCATATGTATGTTAATCCAGATCAAATTATAGCATTTAATAAAGATAGTGATGGAATGGTTAATCTCTTATTAGCTGATGGTTTTGGTCATAAGGTATATATTAAATTTGATGAATTCTTAGAAATAATTAAAGAATTATGAAAGTACCTGATTATATAAAAGATACTGATAATTTCTGGGAATTAAACCCACAATATAAATATATATTTGCAGAGTTCTATTCTATGGATAGAACTAAGAATAAGAATAAGAGTTCTAAGCTTATGTGGGCTATCTATTTTAGGGTTCACCCCAAATCAGAATTTTATAGACTTCCTAATAAAGATACTATTATTAGGGATAAATGGCTTAAAATGCCATCATTTAAATGGGACTCTTTAGAAAGAGAAATAGATATATTTATAAATACTGTATTAACTCAAGCTGAAAAATCAATAGTAGCTTGGGATATAATGATGAAAAAGAGAGATGAATTTATACATAGTCAGGATTTTACATTAGATACTTATGATGATAGAGGAAAAATAGTAAAAGGTACAGCTGATCAATTAGATAAGATGTTAGGTAATACTGGAAAACTATATACTGAATATTTTAAGATTAAAAAAGAATTGTCTGATGATGATATTAAAAGAGGAAAAGGAAGTAAACCACTATCAATGAGTGATAGTAATGAAATTTAAAATTAAATAATATGGAAAGAATAATAAATTTAGAAGAAATCATTCTTAAAGAAGATGAAGTATTAGCAGAAGTGTTTCAAAAAAAATCATTAATTATAACAACTATTAAAACTGTAGATGAATTTGATTATTGTAAAGTAATATCTACAGGTTCATTAGTAAAAGATCTTAAAAAAGATGATATTTTATTACAAATGAATACTGGTGAAATGTTTGAAATAGGGAAGAAGGTTTTTCTTATAGTACGCAGGTATGGTATTAATATAGCAGTTAAACCTGATAATTTTTTAATTAATAAAATATCACATATTAATTAAATATGATAAATAACTCAGAATTTCTAGTAAATAACATACCTGATTTCCATCCTATTGCAGAGAGATATGAAAGTAGAGAATGGTGGAAAGAACAAAAGAGACGTTGTATTGAAGGGTATTGGATAGGTGGTAAATGGATGCCTCCTGAGTTATATTACTATGTAAATTTTCATAATATTAAATATGAGACTGATGAAGGTGTGTCTACAGCTATAGGTTATCCATGGCTTAGAGACCTTGAATGGGAAAAAAGTTACTTATACGCAGAAGCATGTGGATTTTCTGGATTTGATAGAGATACTACACATACATGTGATAGAAGATATGGTCCTGAAAAAGATCTTAATCTTAGGTTAGGATGGATAACACAAAAAGAAATAGATTCAAAGATATATGTAGATATAAGAGAGTATTTACATAGACCTTATATGGAAGACTTAGGCAGACCTGTTTATAGGAATATAGCTAAGAATGTATTAGACCTTGAAGGTAGGGGTGGGGGTAAGTCATATTGGGCATCAGGATGTATAGCTCATAATTTTTTATTTGATGGAGCTAGAAACTATGAACAATATTTAAAAAGAAAGAGAGACAGAGAGCCTTTTGTAACTGATACAGTAGTGGGTGCTATTGATGCTAAATATTCTAATGACTTACTTGACAAAGTTAGACTTGCTGTAACAAATCTCCCTGGTAAATCAAATATTATAACTATTGATGGAGAAATGGAAGAGTATGAATCTCCATTATTTAATAAATATACAGGTAGTCTTGCTCCAGGAAAGAAGTGGATAAACCAGTCAGGTAGTGTTCTTAATCATAGAACATTTATGGATAACCCACTTGCAGCTAATGGTACTAGACCTAATAGATGTTTCTTAGAGGAAGTAGGTTTTATGTCAAATATTATTGAAGCATGGGGAGCTATTGAAGCTACTCAAGCAGCAGCTGAAGGTAAGAGATTAGTAATTTATGGTCTTGGTACTGGGGGATATACTACAGCAGGTGCTGCTTTATATACTCAAGAAATATTTTATCATCCAGAAGCTTATAACTGTGTAGCTTTCCCTAATGAATATGAAGAAGGTAAAATTAAAAGAAAGATTGGTTATTTTGTTCCTGCTGAAAAGACAAGAAATAAGTTTAAGGAAGGTCCTAATAAAATAACTAATTATAAAAAGGCTGCCCAAATGATAGATATAGAAATTGAACATGCTAAGAATTCAGGTTCAAGAGTAAAATATCTAACTACTGTTATTAACAATCCAAGAGTACCATCAGATATTTTCTTAAGAGCTGAAGGAATATTCTTCCCAATACATGCCTTAAAAGCAGCATTAGCTGATTTAGAAAGAAATCAATTATTATTAGATGCTAGTTATAAAGTTGATCTTAAATTAGAAAAAGGAGAGGTTAAGATGTATCCATCTGTTCTTACTCCTATTAGAGAATATCCTTTAACTAAATCATCTATAATGGATGCATGTATAGAAATATTTGAGAAACCAAGAAAAGATAGATTAGGAGAAATTAGTGGTAATAGGTATATTATGAGTGTTGACCCTGTAGATGATGATGGTAATGATGATACTAGTAGATCTTTACAATCAACATTTGTATTAGATACATGGACTGATAGAATAGTAGCAGAATATACAGCAAGAACTTATTTAGCAGAACATTATTATGAAAATGTTAGAAAATTAGCTATGTTGTTTAATGCCAGAATATTATATGAAAATAATAAGAAAGGTCTTTATGGTCATTTTAAGAATAAAAATTCATTATATATGTTAGCTGAAATTCCTGAAATACTTATAAATAAAGATATTATAAAAACTACAGGAATAGGCAATAAATCTCTTGGTGTCAATATAACAGATCCTGTTAAACTATATGCTATTCCTAGATTATTATCATATTTAGAAACAGATTCTTATTCTGATCCAGATAAAAGAAATTTAACTACTATTAGATCAATTGCTACCCTTAAAGAACTTATATCATTCTCATTAGATATTAATGCAGATAGAGTGTCATCTTTATTAGTACTTATGATATTTAGAGATGAATTAGGTGAAAAATTAACTGAAAGAGCTAAGATTGTATCTAAGACTACTGGGAGTGATGCTTTTTGGGGAAAAGCTTATAAACAGTTTGGTATTAATAAAGTCTATAATATGAATAAAAATAATCTCCTTAAAGAGGAAATAATATAAAATTTAATATATTTGTAAAAAATTTTTCATTATGAAAAACAACGCAGAAAATCCTTTATCTTTTCCATCACAAAAAATAGCAACCAGTAAGAGAACTAAAAAATGGTTTGAAGATTGTGTAAAAGCAGCAGAAAATTTAATATCTTATGGTGGTGATTATGAAGATCACAGAAAAATGAAAGTATGGGAAGATTTAGATAATGATATAATAGATGTACAAGAAATTGAAAGGGTGTTTAATCCTATGGAATTAGAGAATGTAGCTTTTCCTGCTTCTCTTAAAAATTATCCTCTTTCTGTACCTAAGATAGATCTTCTTCAAGGAGAAGAGATTAAAAGAAAATTTGATTGGAACGTTATAGGTAAGAATGAAGATGCTCACTCATCTATAACTAAAGCTATGAGAGACGAACTTCTTGGAGCTATGGTTGAAGAAATTCAAGCAGAATCAGTTAATGAAGAAGAATTCCAAAAAAAAGTAGAAGGTATAGTTAAATATTATAAATATGACTTTAAAGATATTAATGAAGTTACTGCTACAAGGATACTTAAATATTTATGGAGAGAACAAGGACTTAAAGAAAAATTTAC